AGAGCCCGGTCCCCAGTGAGGGATGGTTAAGTGAAGCGGGAAGCTATGCGTTCGGTCAGGGAGGAGAGCCCGGTCCCCAGTGAGGGATGGTTAAGTGAAGCGGGAAGCTATGCGTTCGGTCAGGGAGGAGAGCCCGGTCCCCAGTGAGGGATGGTTAAGTGAAGCGGGAAGCTATGCGTTCGGTCAGGGAGCAGAGCCCGGTCCCCAGTGAGGGATGGTTAAGTGAAGCGGGAAGCTATGCGTTCGGTCAGGGAGCAGAGCCCGGTCCCCAGTGAGGGATGGTTAAGTGAAGCGGGAAGCTTTGCGTTCGGTCAGGGAGGAGCGGCTGGGGGCCTGCTAGGCAGGGCGGGGTGCGGGGATGAGGGCGCCTGACAGGCGGGAGGCCCCAGACGGGCAGGCCCTGGGGGGGGCAGGCGGGCGCGCGCGCGCTGGGGCGCTGGGGTGCAGAGGTTGACAGGTGACCACGACTGGTGTAGAATGCTCGTGGGTGTGGGAACCTGCGGCCCGCCCGCGGCAAATACGACCGGGGACGGCGGGCGATCCCCGGACACTTGCGGAAGCATTGACTGACGCAGCGGTAACCGTGCAACCTGACGGCAGCAGGCCTGGCGAGCCCCCGGACCTGCTCGAGCTGCTGCGTTGCCTCGTCGGGGGTGAACCGCTCCGCCGAGTGGCCGCGAAGCTTGATCTGCACCCTTCCACGCTGTACAAGATTCTTGCGGGGGACCGGCAGCCGGACGCGCGGACGTTGGGTCGGCTGCTGATTTGCTACCCGGAGAGCAGACCGTACGTGGTGCAGTACCTGCGTCACCGCGCTCAGGAGGCGTGACATGCCAACCCTTGACTGGGTCCTGTCCCCCGCCGTGTTCAGCCCCCAGGGGCTTCTCAACCCGGCGGTGGTCGCCCTGCTGGGCATCCTTAACACGCAGCTCCTCAAGGCCAGTCTGCCCGACCGGCGGTGGAAAGCGCTTGCCACCCAGGGGATCTGCTTCCTCGTGATCCTCGGGTTTGAACTGTACGTCGCCCTACTCATGGGCGGCGCTCCCAGCGACTTCGTGCGTGCCCTGTTCCTCACCATCTTCGGCGCCGCGTGCGCGACGTTCGGCTGGGAGTCTATCAAGAACATCTGCAAGACCCTGGGACTATGGAAGGAGTAGAGGATGCGAACCTGGATAGCCCGCGCGCGGCTCGAGCTGGCCGCCGCCCTGCTCGCCCGTGTGCGTTTCCCGGATGCAAAGCGTTCGCCATGCACGACCGGGACCGCTGCAAATCCCACGAGGTGGGTGACCCTCCCAACCCCGTCGGCGGCAGCCCACCCAGTCAGCTTCGGCATGGCGGTTACGCCGCAATTCCCGACCACCCCGCGGCTGAAGACCTTGTCCGAGGCCTTGTCGAGCGAATCCGGGTCATCGATGCCTACCTCACTGGGCACGCCGCCGACTTGGCCGCCGAGCGGCTGGCCGCCGACCTGACCAGCAAAATAGGGCGGCTGCTCGAGCAGCAGGCCCGCGCGTCGGGGGTGACCGGGGACACGATCGGGGAGCTGCTGGCCCGGACGGTTGACCTGCTGCTGGACAAGGGGCGACCCGCGTGAGCGGTACGCCGGTCGCGCCGCGTGCTGACCCGCTGCGCGGGGCGCTGGCGAGGCTGGTGCGACCGCAGCACATCGACCCCGCCGGGACCGAACCGGGCTGTGCGTTCGGCTTTTATATTGGGAAGCGAATCGATCACATCGAGGACCTGTGCACGTGGATACTCCGGACCCTGATGGTCGGAGTACTGGTCGAAGTCGTGACGCGCTTGCTGTCCTAGCGAGGCTGCTGGCGGATCCGGCGGACTTTTCGAGATACATGATCAACCGACCGTTGCGAAAGTATCAGATGGAACCCGCTCGGGCGATCGCTCGGTCCGTGCTCGAGCACGACGGGCACACGATTGTGGTGATGATGTCGCGCCAGGCCGGGAAGAACGAGCTGAGCGCACACGTCGAGGCGTTCCTGCTGGCGCTGTTTCACAAACACGGCGGCGAGCTGGTCAAGGCCAGCCCGACGTTCAAGCCGCAGACCGTCGTGTCGAGGGACCGCCTGCTGTCGGTCCTCGCGCGCACGCCGCTCCGGGGGATGGTCCGCCCGGCGGCCGGGTACCAGGTCCACCTCGGGCAGGCTTGTATCTCGTTCCTGTCTGCCTCGCCCAAGTCCAACGTGGTAGGGGCCACCGCGGACGTGCTGCTGGAGTGCGACGAGGCGCAGGACGTGGAGCCTGCCAAGTGGGACAAAGACTTTGGACCCATGACTGCTAGCACCAACGCGACCAGGGTGATGTACGGCACGCCCTGGACCACGGCCACGCTGCTGCACCGCGAGCTGGTGGCGGGCCAGGCCGCCGAGCGGCGGGACGGGCAGCGCCGCGTGTTCCTGTCTGACTACAATACTGTGCAGGCGGAGGTCCCCCCCTACGCCATGCACATACAGGACCAGCTGGCGCGGCTCGGGCCCGACCACCCGCTGTTCCTGACCCAGTACGCCCTACAGACCATCGACGAGGCGGCCGGATTCATCCCCGCCCACCGGCAGCAGCTCCTGCAGGGGCTGCACGCCGCCCACAGCGAACCGCACCCCGATACCCTGTACGCGTTTGCGCTCGACGTCGGGGGCGGTTCCGAGCAGAACGAGCCGAGCGCCCACGACTGGACGGCCCTCACCATCGCGGAGGTTATCCCCACCGACGATCTGCCGGTGTACCGGATCGTCGGGCGGCGCGCGTGGCAAGGGGCTAACCAGCCGACGCTCTACGCCGCGGCCTGCGCACTGATCGCAGAGTGGAGACCGACCGCGGTCGCCATCGACGCCTCGGGGCTCGGGCTCGGGCTCGCGGAGCGGCTCGGCGCCAGCCATCCCGGCATCGTACGCCCCTACGTGTTCAACCGCGCCACCAAGAGCGCCCTGGGCTGGTCCCTCCTCGCCGCCATCGACGCCCTCAGATTGCGCGATCATGCGCGTTTGCCGGACCCGCTCCAGGCAGCGTTCTGGACGCAGGTGGCCACCGTGACCGCGACCTACGGGCCGAACCGGTCCATCGACTGGGGGATCCCGTCGCCCGCGCACGACGACCTGCTGGTCAGCGCCGCGTTGCTGATCACCCTGGACCAGTACGCCGACCGGGAGGCCGGCTTTCAGGTCATCAAGCCGCGGAGGGCGCCGCCGTGAAAGTGCTGGGCCTGGACATCCAACGTCTGCGCGCCCGGGAAACGAGCGTTGCGGATCCCGATGACTACCTGTACCGGATCGTGGGGCACCCGACCGAGAAGGACGCCCCGATCACCACGTACCAGGAGCTGCACCAGCAGGCGTACGACGCCTACATCGGCAACCCGCTGGCTTTCCGCATCATCGAGACCCTGACGTCCTACCTGTGGGGACCCGGGCCGCTGATCCAGTCGACATCCGAACCGGCGCAGGCCACGATCGACAACTGGCTTCAGCTGAACCGGTTCCCGCACCGGGGCCAGCAGCTCACGCGCGAGCTGCACCTGTACGGTGAGCTGTTCTTATTGCGCCGCCCCGACGGTTACCTGACCCCCATCGACCCGGTGAGTGTGGACGAGGTCAAGGTCAGCGACCACGACCCTGGAATCGTCACCGCCTGCAAAGTCATCCCGCGGGACCGCCTGGCCACCGGGCAAGGCGATTGGTATACGGTGCCCGAGCAGGTGTACCACCTGGCGATCAACCGGGTCAGCAACGCGGCCCGGGGGCGGTCGACCCTGTGGGTGCTCCTGCCGTGGCTGCGCCGGTACAAGTCATGGCTCGAGGACCGGGTGCTGCTCAACCGCGGGCGCAGCTCGTGGCTGTGGACGGTGGCGGTGAAGAACGCTACCCCTACAAAGCTGCGAGAAAAGGCCCAGCTTTACGCAGTGCCGCCGGACCCGGGAAGCGTGCTGTTCCACGCGGACGACGAGGCGTGGGAAGCGAAGGGGCTGCAGTTGAACGCCGAGGACGCCCGCTGGGACGGCGCCGCCCTGAAGCTGATGATCGCGGCCGGCGCCGGGATCCCCATCCACTGGCTGAGCGAGGTCATCTCGGGAACGCGGGCCGTGGCCGCCGAGATGGGCGGGCCGACGCAACGGGCGTTCACCATGCTGCAGGGGGACGTCACCACGCTGCTGACCGATCTCCTTCGCGATCACCTGACACTGCGCCACCAGAAAGCGACTGACGTGCAGATCGCGTTCCCGGACCTGACCCCGAGCGACAACTTGCAGTTGAGCCAAGCCATCTCTACAATGGTCCCGGCGCTCGTCACGGCGGTAGACCGCGGGTGGCTGACGGATGACGACGCGCGCACCTGGCTGTTCCAAATAGCGGCCAAGCCCGCTGCACCCGCCCGGGCTCCGGAGCCCGAGGCACCCACCCCGGATGTTAACGATGCGGAGGACGACCGATGAAAGGACAGGTCCAACGGCTATCCGAGACCACCACCCCCGCGTACGCGGGCCAGCAGGCCGACGGGATCATCCACTGCGTCCTGATCCGCGCTGGCCCCGGCAAGAACCGGTGCAACTGGCCCGCGGCGGTCCTGGAGAAGGCGGCGCCGTTGTTCAGCGGGGCCTCCGCGCTGCTGGACCACTCGTGGGGCAGTGGGTCAATCCGCGACACGATCGGCGCCTGGGCCGGCCTGTCGTGGAACCCCGAAGCCCGGGCCATCGAGGGTGACCTGCACTTCCTGGATGCGGCGCGCCCTGCGTACGACCTTTGTAAGGAGCTGATCGCGCGCCGGGCGGATGGGAAGCCCAGCCCGGAGATCGGGATCTCCATCGACGTCGGGTGCTACGGCAAACCGGCGCCCGGGGACAGAGTGGAGATCGAGGAGATCGTTCAGGTCTACAGCGTAGACCTCGTGACGCACCCGGCCGCCGCCGGGCAGCTTACCCGCGTCGTACAAGACGCACAGGAGACAACCGTGCCTGAACCGTTGGAACCGCCGGCGGCGCCGCCGGCACCGGGCAGGGCCAGCTCGACCCTGATCGCCCTGCAGGAGGAGCAGCAGCGCCTCCGGCACCAGACCGCGCTGCTGGAGTGCGGTCATCGGCTGTTCAGCACTTTGACGAATGCCGCGGACCTCCCCGCGCCCGCCCGTGACCGCCTGCAGGCCAGCTTTGACGGCCGGGTGTTCGAGCAGGCCGAGTTGGACACCGCGGTCGCGGCCGAACGCGACTACATCCTGTCGCTGCAGCTGCTGCGGTCTGGGGTGCCGGTGGGGCAGAAGCCGCTCCAAGCCGCGGAGTGGACCGGCCGCGCCCCGCGGATCGCTCGGGCGCAGTTCGGGCTGGCGCCCATCGACCAGATCCGCGCCGCCGCGCACCGGATGCTCGGCGTGCCGGTAGCGGGGTGGGACGCCGATCTGCGCGCCGCAGAGGGGCGCCTGGCGGACGGGTACGTGCGCCCGTTCTCCGGTTTGCGGGAGATGTACGCCTACATGACCGGCGACCCCAGCATCCAGGGACGGTTCTACCAGCGCTCCCAGGAAGCGGCGATGGTGGGCAGCGACCTACCGGAGATCCTGCTTGACAGCATGTACAAACGGCTGCAGGCGGACTACGCCGCCTACCCCGACGATTGGCGCAAGTGGACGAGCGTGGTCCCCATCAAGTCCCTGGAGGAGCAGAGCTCCACCAACTTCGACGGACTGGGGGTCCTCCCCTCCGTCGCCGAAGGCGGCACCTACACCCAGGTGAGCATCACGGACTGGGACGCCCACTACACCCCGAAGAAGTACGGGGAAACGATCGTGATCACCCGGGAGATGATCCTGCGTGACGACACCAACGCCCTGACGCGGATCCTGCCCCACCTGGCGCGCGCCGCGGCGTTCACGGTGAACGACTTCGTGTACGGGCTGGTCGAGGACAACGGTGCCATCTACGACGCGAACGCGTTGTTCCTGTCGGTGTCTCGCAGCGCCATCGACACGAACATCATCTCGGGAGCTTTGGCCTCCGCCACGTTGGCCCACGGGATGCGGATCATGATGGAGAAGCGGCAGGGGCTCGACGCCGCTACCGGGATGCCGGTCATTTGGAACAAGGTGTGGATGATCGTGCCGCCGGCCCTGGCCCTGACCGCGGCCATGCTGTGCGGGGACGAGTACAACGCGCCCAACGCGCACCCCACCGACGTACCCACGAGCGGCTACTCGTTCTTCAAGCGCTTCCTGGGGTACATCGTGGCCCCGTGGAACGCCAGTGCGAGCAAGTGGTTCCTGGTGGGTGACCCGGCCGACTGCCCCGGCCTGGAGGTGGGGTTTGTCAACGGGCGCGACCGGCCCGAGCTGTTCCTGGCTGACGATCCGCGGGTGGGCCTGAGCCTGACCGCTGACCAGATCACCTACAAGGTGCGGCTGGAGTTCGGGGCGGTCATCGGGAACCACCGGCCGTTCGCCGGGTACGTAACCTAGGCCTTTCGCTCCGGCGCCCAGCCACGCGCCGGCACCAGACCCCGCGTCGCTGCCTGACGGCGCGGGGTCCCCCTTTGCCCTGCGGTCGCAGGCGGACGAGCGAGCTACAGCGTGCAAACCCGAGCAAACCGGCGTCCGGCGGACCCCGGGCCACGCCGCACGGTCCCCAGCGTGCCCTATGCCGTGCCAGCGGCCCCCAACCGGTTTGCTTTTGCCCACCAGCCCGGTGTATGCTGTACGCGTGAGAACCTGCACCGTCTCGACCCGACTACCGTACACCGACTACCGCTCCGTGAAACGCATCGCTCGGGCGCGCGGACTGACTCTTGGAGCGTTGGTGCGCGAGATGATCTCGCTGTGGCTGGCGACCTGGCATGAGGACCCGCCTCGGGCGGTGGCAGCAAAGGCATCAGCAGGGGAAGCCGTCCGGGACAGAGTATATCTAGTCGGAAGTACATAACGTTGGAAATGCTACGTAGTCGGAAGTACGGAACCGAGGCCTGAGCGTGAGCGACAACGGGCCGCTGCCGCGCCCTTTTCATAAGATATATAGTCGGAACTCCGATCGCCCGCCCTGCGAAACCCCGCCCGACCTGGGGCCGGGTATAGTTAAGGAATCCGGACTCCTGGCGTTTCCGCTTCCCCAACGCGTCGCCAACGCTACCCGCTCTGTGTACTTCATCCCGTCCGATGACGGCGGCTGCGGGTGGCTCCGGTGCCTCCTGCCCGCCCTCGGCCTGGCCGAGGTCTCCGGGTGGCACGCCCGGGGTGCGTGGGGGCTGCGATACGACATGCGCGAGCTGAAGTCCGCGGAGGTCGTGGTGTTCCAACGGCAGGGGTCCGGACCCGCCCTACTCAACATGCGCGCCTGCCAGGACCGCGGCCAGACCGTGGTGTATGAGATCGACGACTATGCTTTGATGACGCCGCGGTCCACGGAGCCGGCCGCCCGGCAACTCGCCCACTCGGCAGGCCGGGAATACATCCTGGCGTGCATGCGGCAGGCCGACCTGGTCACCGTAACCACGCAGCCGCTAGCCGACGTGTACGCGCGCTTCAACCCGCGGATCGCCGTGCTCCCGAACTGCACGCACCCGGAGATCAACGTGCCCGAGGCGCGCGGGCCGAGCCCGAGCGGCCGACTGACCGTGGCTTACGCCGCTGCCCTGGCCCACAACCGCGACGCCGCCCTGCTGCGCGGGGTGATCCCTGCGGTGGCCGGCAACCATCCCGAGGCGGACTTTCTGTTCTTCGGCGACTGGCCCAAGACCGACTGGTCGCTGGACCTCCCGCGCACGTACCGCATGGACTTCCTGCCACTGAGGGCCTACTATCACGCCCTGACCCTGTTCGACATCGGGCTGGCCCCTCTGGTCGACAGCCAATTCACCCGGTGCAAGAGCGCGGTGAAGGCACTCGACTACCTGGGCGCCGGGGTCGCCCCGGTGCTCAAGAACCACCCCATCTACACCGAGTTCAAACACGGCGCGGACTGCCTCAAGGCCACCACGCCGGCGGACTGGATCCACAACATCGGCATGCTCCTGCACTCGTCCGGGCTCCGCGCCCAGCTCGTGTCACGGGGCCAGCGGCTGGTTGCCGCCTACGACTACCGGAACCACGCCCACTCGTGGGCCACCGCGTACAACGCGGCCCTAGAGGCACGAAGGAGGCCAGATGCCCGCTAACCTGGCTCACAAACAGCTGACGATCCTGCACGGTCAGGACGCCCGGGGTCGCACCTGCGGGGAGTGTGGCGGGCTCGTCCGCATCCACTACAACGGCCGGAACTACTTGAAGTGCCCGCTCGGGCCGCACTCCCACGGGGCCGCCACCGACTGGAAGACGTCGTGGCGCGCTTGCGGCCGGATCATGGAGCGACAGCAGTGCCCACAATAGCGAACACGATTATCAAGCTCGCCCTGCACCTGGCAGACGCCAGCTACGGCACCTGGTCCGCTGCGGAGATGACACGATTCGTGACCCGCGTGCTCGAGGACCTGGCCCAGCGGGGGCACGGCGACCAGGGATACCTTGACCATCTGGGCAACGCCAGCGCCCGCGTGGATATCGACGCCGACATGGCCACGATACAGCAGATCCTAGCAGTGGAATACCCGGTCGGCGACGACCCGCCCTCGTACATCCCGTACGCACTTGCCCTCGACAGCGCGAAAGAGACCATCGTTCTGCTCACCGACAGCCTGCCCGACGCCTCCACGAACTTCCGGATGCACTTCACGCTGTGCTTTGCCACGGTCCCGTACCGACACGAAGCCCTCGTCCTGGGCGGGGCGGAGGCCTACGCCTACGAGTTCATCGCTCTGAAGCTGGCCAACTCCCTGACCGTGGACAGCTTCACCGGCCAGCGTTACCGGGAGCTGGCGCGGGACAAGCGGGCGATCTACGACCGGTGGCTGGCCGAGCTCCCGCCGCCCTACAACCCGTTCGCCAGCGCCCCTGGGCGCGCCGACTGGCGTACCATCGACGACTAGGAGGTGACCGTGCAAGACAGCATTCATCCGAACCAGCGAGAAGCCATCGAGAAACTCATCATGGCGCTGATCGCGTGCGAGCTCGAGGCGCATGTGGTGCAGTACCACACGTCGCCGAGCGGTCTGGTGCCGAGCCCTCTCCCAGCAGCGCCGTCCGAGGTCCAGGTGCAGCGGCCGCTGAGGCGCGTGCCCGATGGTCCCGTGCCCCGACCCGTGCGCCGCCGCGGCATGATTCGGACACCGTAAACGACCCACCACCTACAAACCCCGCGGCGATCCGACCGCCAAGGGCGGACATAGCGAACGCGCCACAAGACCCAGGCGTCAGCTCCCACACCCGAGAGAGCGAAAGCGGAGGGGCGTCGGACCGACCGGCGAAACACCGGGACGAGGGTGACGGGCCGCTTGCGGGCGACCCTACCGCCAGGAGGAACCCGGGAACATGAGCAATCACCGTCGCGGGCATCATGGGCTGGCACTCGCGCGACGCCGTGCACACGGATACAAGACCGGCTGTACTCTCCCGACGAGCGAAAGTGACCGACCGAGGTTGCGACCGCGCGGCAGAGGGGCCGAGCCAGGTCCCTCTGCGTTCTGCTCCCTCCCTCAGTTGCAACCATGCTAACGCAGACGGCGACGCTGGATGCGGCCTGCAAGGCGATGAACTCCAAGCCCCTCGTCCGACTGACGGTGCGCGACAAACAGTGGCGCTGGTACTATCTGCTGGGGAGCGGCGAAACCTGCACATTGCAGACTGCGGCTGCCCGCACGTCCGGAGGCGCGTGGGTGCGAGCCAGAATCAGCGGCGGTAAGCTCCAAACGCAGCGGATCACCGACCCGACCAGTGCCGCGCAGTGGGCCGCGTGGACCGATCGGCTGGCCTCCGGAGCGCAAACCGACTGCGCGGTCGGTGGCGACCCCGCGGACGCCAGCGTGCGCGCCTACGTGATCCACAAGTCCGGCAGCACCTACACCCTCAAGGCCTACCTGAGCGCGGACGGCGGGGCAAGCTGGGGTGCGGCCGAGGACATCGCTACCGGGACCCTGGCCATCACGAGCTGCGCGGCGCCGAACACCACGAGCACGCGAGCGGCCGCGGTGGTGGACGGCGCGATCAAGATCTACGCGTACAGCGGCGGCGCCTGGGCCCTGGTGACGACGAGCAGCGCGACGACGGTGACCGACTACGGGATCGCGCACGACTACCGGTCCTCCACCGACTACATCCTGTGGGCCAGCACGACAGGGGGGGACGCGTACCTGCGGACCTTGACGTACGCGAGCGCCACCTGGTCAGCGGTCAAAGTGCTGGCGCCCCTCACGACTCCGGCCGCCACGCAGATCCCCAAGTGGCCGGCGTTGTGCTACACCGGGGACCGGTGGGCCGCGTGCTACCTGGACACGTTTGCGGGTAGCCTGACTTACCAAACGCCCACCGTCGTCTGGAGCGCCGACTTCGATCACTGGTCCAACCCGTGCCACCTCGACGTCGGCGCCACCGCGGTGCGCGTCAACCTGCACGGCGAAGCATCCTACATCGCAGCGACGTGCGACCTGACCAGCCTGCGGGCCAAGCTGTACGCTACGTCCGACTCGACCAAGTACCTGGTGAACTACACCCGGGTCGTCAGCGCCACCCGCGACGAGGCGGAAGACTACAGCCACCTCGCGGTCAAGCTCCAGGACGACGGCACGCTGGACGCCGGACCGCTGAAGCCCTACGCCGAGGTCCTGCTCCAGGTAGGCTACACCACGAGCGCCGGCGCCGAGCTCGTCAGCCAGGCCGCCTACCACGTCACGGCCGCCTATAAACTGACCCGCGACCCCAAGACGCATGCCGATCACGAGCTGCAAGCCGTCGACGGCACCGACATACTCAGAAAATACACCTGGCCCGACACGATGCTCTGGACGAACCGCACTCTACGATGGCTTCTGGCGGAAATGCTGCTGCGGAGCGCGGGTTTCAGCGCGACAGATGACGCGCACGCCGCGTGGGAGTACACGCTGCCGGCGTTCACGGTTATGCGCGGGACAAACGCCCTGGCCGCGGTGTCGCGCATCCTGCGCCTTGCGGCCGCAAGAGGCCGGTGGAAGCCGGATGGGTCGCTGTACGCGTTCGTGGCTCATGCCCAGACGCTCACGACTGCCTGGTCGGTGGGCGGGGAGGCCCGCCGGGTGCGCTTCGCGGCCGGCAGACCGGGTGAGACGCTCGCGCGTGTTACGGGCCAGGGGACGTACGCTGGACAGGCGCAGAACCCCACGCTCAGCCAGGAGACCGGTCGCGCGCAAGCTGCCCTGTGGGAGACGGACAACGTGATCAGCGACGCGCATGCCGCCCACGCTGCCGCGGGTCTGGTGGACCGCGGATGCGCGGAGGCGACCGCGGCGGAAGTGCTGATCAACGTGGTGCCCGGGCTGGAACTGTGGGACCTGGTGGACGTCACCGACGCCAGCCAGGGCCTGTCTGCGGAGCTGATGCGGGTGATTCGCATCCAGCAGCAGGTCGGGCCGGCCAAGGCGTCGTGGGATATGCTGCTCACGCTGGAGGACGCCTGATGCCGGATATAAGGCGCGCCAAGGTCCTCTCCTTCGACACCGCAACCTGGACCGCCACCGTGGCGCTCACCGGGGAGGTGGCGGGGACGCTGGTCGGGGTGGGGTGCGCGGCGCACCTGGATGCGGACCAGCTTGCCGTGGGCAACACCGTGGCCGTGTGGCTGCCCGATGCGGCGGAACCCGCGACGGCCCTGGTGCTGGCGGCGAACGGCGGGGTCCAAGCCGATCAGACGATCCTCGCCGCTCACGACCGTCTGGACGCGATTCTCGGCGCCGGGGCGCAGGACGACGTGTACCCCCATGCAAACTTGGCTGGTAGTCAGCAGCGTGCAGACTGGTGGAACACTCCGGCCGAACACATGAACGCGCTTCCTGCCGGCTGGTCGTGGGTAAATGACCCTACTGGTACCGCGGGCCTGAAAACCTGCAGCGCTAGCCTCCTACACCTCAGTGCTGACGACACCAACAAGGCCTCCTACTACTTGAAGGCCATCACGACGTGGAGCGGCAAGAGCGCTCGGATTGTGCTGGCTGTGGAATACAACGCCGAGGGTGGGATTCACCTGGACGACGGAACCCTCAACAACTACCTACAAGTATACCTCCAGTACCAGACCGGTGGCCTGCTTCGTGTCTGCCGCCGGCAGCGGACCGGCGGCGGGACCCCGGCTCAGAACGTAATGCTGAGCGACTTCCCCTTCGCAATGTACGGCCTACGACAGTATGTGAGCAGTGCGTCGTCAGGTATCTGGTCCCTGTACCTGTTCAAAGACGTGCCGGCGGAGTCCATGCTATTGTGGGCCACGGGCGCCTTCGCGTTTACCCCGGCCAGGGTCGGGTTCTTCAGCACCAAGGGCGACGCCGGGACCGGCCGAGGGGCGTACATCGACTGGTGGACCGACTCGTTCACGTAGGGGGATATGGCCATGCACCCGGAGGTACTCGAGTTCGTACGCCAGGTGCACCGGGAGTGCGGTCCCTGGCGCCGGGTGCTTGAGTACGGCAGCCGCAACGTCAACGGGACGGCCCGGGTCCTATTCCCGCGCGGCAGCGTGGACTATATCGGGATCGACGTGGCCGATGGCCCCGGCGTCGACCTGATCGCCGACGCGCGCGTGTGGCGCCCGCCCGCCGCCTGGGTCCCCGACGCCATCCTGTGCCTGGAGGTGCTGGAGCACGCCCCCGACTGGCCCAGGATCGTGGTCAACGCGCGCCGTACGTTGCCGGTGCACGGTCTGCTTGTCGTCACGTGCGCCTGCGACCCGCGCCCACCCCACGGCGCCAACGGCGGGCCGTTGGGACCGACCGAGCTGTACGCCAACATCCAGCCCCTGGCACTGTTCAAGCTGCTCTGCCGGCACTGGCAAAGCATCGATCTACGAACCTACAGCTACGGGGATATCCACGCCACCGCGGAAGAGCCGAGAGGAGGCCAACCATGAGACAGTTTGGGCTTCACGCCGCCAACAAGCAGCCGTACCACGACCAGCTCCTGCACGACACGGGCGCCGCCTGCACGACCATCGTCCTGTGCAACCCAGAGGACGCCGATCGGGTGAAAGCGATGCGCGCCGCGAGCCCGAGCATGACCATTGTGCTGCGGCCGTACTGGGTGTGCAACGTGGCGGACAAGAACCCCGGCGGCCACGCCGAGCAGGCGTACCGTGATGTGCAGCCGCTCCTGCAGTACACGAACCACGTGACGCTCGGCAACGAGTTCAACGTCGAGTCGAACTTCGGGGCCGGCAGCCCCGAGCAGTGGCGCCAGATCGCGGACTACAAGCTTGCCCTGTACCAGGGCTTCCGGCAGCTCGCCCCCCGGGTCGACCTGCACCTGTCCGCCGAGTCGCCGTGGTGTGGCGATGACCGGGCGATCCAGAATCCCTGTGGCCTGGAGTTGCAGCGTCCCGTGGCGGAGCTGTGCGACTACGTGGACGTCCACGCGTACTGGTACCCAGGGAAGGAGCTGCTGGACGAGGGCGGCTTGCGCTTTCTGCGCGTGCGCGAGATCTTCCCCGACACGCCCATGTTCCTGTCGGAGGCCGGGCCGCTGGACCTGATCGACCAGCCCCGGGCCGCGGGGGAGATCGAGCGATGGACCGCCCACCTGCTGCGGTACAACTGGGTGACCGGGTACAGCCTGTTCATGATCAACTGGGGACCTGCCAACAACCAGCTCAACTACTACAACAAGCCCGCCCTGCTGGACCGGCTGAAAGCGATGCCCAAGGATAGCCCGCTAGTCAAGATACCCCTCGGGCCATTCCTTCCCGACATGGCGTCCTGGGTGATCACTCGCCCGTACGGTTTCCTGGACCCGCAATACGCGGGCGGCGTGCACAAGGGCACGGACTTCGCGCACCCAACCCCCGACCGCACGCTGGGCGCGCGCCTGATGTCGCCCTGGGCCGACCTGGCGCCTGACGTGACGAGCTGGCGCGCCGACCGGGGGTGGTACGGCTGGTGGATACGCGCCACTGCGCCCGGTCACTACATCGATACGCTGGCCCACGACAGCGTGCTCGAGTTCTTCGCCTGCCACCTGGCGCAGGAGCCGGAGGCGGCGCCGGTGTACTCGCGAACCCTCGGACACGTGGGCAGTACCGGCGCACTGAGCACCGGGCCGCACCTCCACGCGGCGCTGGCCGAGTCGGAGCCCGCCTGGCCGTTTGCGGTGCGTCGGTACATCGACATCATGGGGCCGGAGGTCGATCGGCAGTGGTGAGCGCCTGGTAGTTGTGTACAGGTGTCCGATTTCGGGGACGTGTTGTTTGCGGCCGCAAGATTTTTGGGGATGGGTTGCCTGGCAGGGTGGTCATATTTGGAGGAGGTGTATTTTTGGGATGGGTCATTTTTCTGGGAGGGGTTGCCTGAGGGGGTGGCCTTGTTTGAAGCGGGTGTCTGTCCCGGCATCGGGGTCGTGAAACGTGGTTAACGCGCGCTGCGGCCAGCGTCAGCGCAGATACGGCCGCCGACCTTAAGCGACCGGCCGGCTTCCCCCCGGCGCCACCGGCTGTAGTCCGAGTTCCAAAAGCACCGCGCGAATCGCGCGCCCTCGACAAAGACCACCGAGAGAGGGGGTGGGGGGGTCGGCCGCAGGCGGGTCGGAGGCTCCAGGCGGCGCCTGGAATTTTAATATTAAGTGAGCGGTTAGCCCTGCGCTCCTCGTCGGTCCTTCCTCGTCGTTCCTGCCTCGTCGGTCTTGTCTCGTCGTTCCTGCCTCGTCGGTCTTGGCTCGTCGGTCTTGGCTCGTCGGTCTTGGGTCGTCGGTGTTGCCTCGTCGTTGCTGCCTCGTCGGTGTTGGCTGGTCGGTCTTGGGTCGTCGGTGTTGCCTCGTCGTTGCTGCCTCGTCGGTGTTGGCTGGTCGGTCTTGGGTCGTCGTTGCTGGCTCGTCGTTGCTGCCTCGTGGTTGCTGGCTGGTGGGTCTTGGCTCGTCGTTGCTGGCTCGGCGGTACTTATCATCCGTTCCCTCCTCGATCATCCGGTCCTTATCATCCGTTCCCTCCTCGATCATCCGGTCCTTATTATGGGTTCCCTCCCTCCTCGTCGTCCGGTTTTTGGTAGCAGGGGTTGACATAAGTCGCGGCGTGGCACGGGGGGCGGGATGTATGTTACCTGGTAACATACGTTGGGGGGGAGGTCCCCCGCGCGAGCGGGGGACCTGGTCGTTACGTGGCGGCTGGCGGTTCGAGTAGCGCTCCGAGGCGGCGGCGGACGAGGTCGCTGACGGTGCGGCCGTCGAGTTGTGCGTGCGCTTGCAGGTTCGCGAGCTCGGCAGGCGTGAGCCGGACGCCCGGCAGGTGCGTGGTCAGGCGCGCGGGCGGGCGAGCGTGGCGCAGGCGGCTGACCGCGCGGGCCAGGCGCTGCAGGTCGGACGCGTCGAGTTGGGCCAGGTTGTCGATCAGGTTAGGGGTTGGGCCTGTGCCAGGGTGATCGCGGCAGTCTTTCACTGTTGTGGCTCCTTTGCGCGCATGAGGGCGGCAAAGTCCGTGGCGGTCTGGTCGGCGATTTTCTGTTCGAGTTCATCCTGGCTGGCAAGGTCGCGCTCGTCCTGCTCGATTGACTGTGCCCAGGCGACGAGGTCGTCCACCGGGGCGGTGATCACCCAGTCGAGGTGCTCGTCCTCGTTGTTCCAGTCGTAGTCGACCAGCAGGCGGGCGTGGGCCGCGAGTCGGTCGTCGGACTCGACGCGGGCGCGGGCGGCGATCTGGGCGTCGGTCAGGTACTGGTGTGGGCTGTTCACTGTAAGGTCCTTTCTGCCCGCCTGCTACGCCGGCGGGCTGGGCGTATTGTACCACAGTGTGGACAGTTGTCCACTAGGCCACGTCGTACTGGTCGCGCAGCGCGTCGGAGGCCGCGTTATAGTACCCGTGTGCGGCTTTGAGCACCTCGGCGGCGCGGGCGGCTGGCACCTCGAGCCGGGCGACGAGTGCATCCCAGCGGCCTTTTGCGGCCGCTTTGGCGTCGCCGTTCGCCTGGGCGGCGGGCGCCGGGGCGGGGCGATCCTGGGCGGCCTGCGCTGCGGCTGCCGCAGCCTTGTGGGCTTGCGCCAGGCTGGCTTTGGTGCGGTTCTCCTCGATGTCGGCTGCGATGGCCTGGGCCTGCGGGGTGGCGGCTGCGGCTGCGCGCGCGTGGGCGGCTCCGAGCCAGGCGGGAGCGGGCGCGGGCGGCTGATCGGGGAGGAGGGCCGCGTCGAGCAGCATGTAAGCGCTTTCGAACGCGGCTGCGGCGGCCTTGAGTGCATCGGCAAGAGCTTTCACTTGGGTGGCGTTGAGGTTTAGCGTGGTCATTGGAGTTCCCTTTCTCCCGGTCTATTTTCTGCCGGCCGGGAGGCGGTTGGTTTACCGGGTGATGGTGCTGGCGAAGGTCCGGGCGACGATGTCGTCCTCGAGCGCGGGTAGCGTGTTCCTGACGATGGCGCACAGTCGGTGGATCAGGTCGGACAGGCGGCGCCGCTCGGATGTGCTCATTCCGGTCGTGAGCTGGAGCGCTGCGGTTTCAATCGCGCCGAGGGCGTCGGCCAGTTTGGCCTTGTCGTAGTGGTAGAGGTCTTGTAGGTCTGCTGGCATCTGAGCTGGCAGATCGTAACCTGGTTGTCCATCTCCCATTGTAGTCTCCTTTCTATTCGTGGCGGTCTCCTGCCAGTTCCGCGAGCTCGCGGGTACGGGCCAGGTAGTAGTCGCGGGAGCGTTGAGCCTGCTCCTGGCGCCGGGTCTCGCGCTGAGCCTCGAGCTCGGCCTCGGCGGCAGGATCGGTGCACTTGCAGCGCGCTTTCCAGGCCAGCACCTCGTGGCGAGTGGTCAGGTGCTGTCGGACCCAGTTCCACTCCTCGGCCGTGAGGCCGGCACCGCCGTGCCCTGGCTGTACTGGTCCGCGGGGATGGCCACCGCATCGCGCGTTGCGTCCGGACTGTGGTTGTTCTCTCATTATGTCAACTCCTCTCCCGGCGTGGCCGGGGAACGGAGCCGGGTGATCGCCCGGCTCCTGGCGGCTACGCTACAGACCAAACGACAACTGGGAGGCGACGAGCGGCGACCAGGACCAGGCGGTACATCCTGCGTCGAGGCCCGGGACCGACCCGGCGGCGACGGCCAGCCACGCCCCCGCACCGAGGGACGCGGGGCGCTCCTGGGCGGAGGCGAAAACGCACCACACGGGAACACCCGACGCGGCGGCGAGCGACGCAGCCCGGAGCGCGCCAACGGAGCCGGGCGCCAGAAACGCGACGCAGGCCGCGACACCGGCAGCGGCAGCCGCGGCGACCAGGGCGGAGGCGCGACCGGCCAGGCGACCGCGCACGGGCACGGACGGACCGCCACCTGCCCACCAGGAGACGAGGGCACGCCCGCACTGGGCGAGGGACCGGACCAGCGGCGAGGCGGACACAGAGACGGCACCTTCCCCGGCCGGCCCGAACGCGGCGAACACGCGGAGCGAGACCGAGGGCAGGGAGTGGGCGGCAGCGGACAGAAACGCAGCGTCGGCACCGACACAGCAGCCGACCCAGGCCGAGCCCCCCCGCTCGAGTGGCGCCAGGGCGGGGGCGACGGAGGCGGACCAGGAACGGGAGCCGACGACCAGCAGCGACGGCAGCGACGCGGGCGACGGCCAGGCGGGCACGAGAACAGGGGCGGGAACCGGGCGGACGGACGGCTCTTTCATTTCGGCTACCTCCTCGGCGGCGCCTCGCGGGGCGCCACCTACACCCCCAGTGTACCGCGCCGTGAGACAGAAAGATACGTCAGTGGCGCGACCGGGGCGCGGCCGCGCTCGGCCAAGCTCGTCGTAGCTCGCTCAAGCTCGCCCGGACGCACCGGGCGAAACGCGGGAACTTTTAAGGTTAGGCGCAAAGCCCGGCGGACCCGGGCGCCACGGGGCAGCCCCCCCGGCGGGCGCTCCAGGGCGGGCGGCACCGCGGCGTACCCGGCGGATCCCCGGCGGGCCACCGGGGGAGGGACGGCGGAAAACGCTACGGGGAGTGCTGACGTGCCGGGGGCGCAGAAGGGGGGAGAGCGCCAGTTTCAGCCGGGGGGGAGCTGACGAGGAGGACAACGGGGAGAGCTGGCTGGGCAGGAGGGACAGCGAGCAGCGGGACACGACAGGAAGGGGGCGGAGGAGGGGAGCAGATGGTAGGCGTTGCTTCCTCGTCGTGGGTTGCTGGTGGTTACGGGGCGACTTGTGGAGCTTGGCGGACGTTTACGTGAGGGAGTCGTGGTTGCTCGTGGTTACGGGGCGACTTGTGGAGCTTGGCGGACGTTTACGTGAGGGAGTCGTGGTTGGTCGTGGTTACGGGGCGACTTGTGGAGCTTGGGAGACCTGTGGGGTGGGCGTTCCTTCCTCGTCGTTCCTTGTTCGTGGTTACGGGGCGACTTGTGGAGGTTGGGAGACCTGTGGGGTGGGCGTTCCTTCCTCGTCGTTCCTGGCTCGTCGTTGCTTATCATCCGTTCCTTATCATCCGTTGCTTATCATCCGTTCCTTATTATCCGGTGCCTGCCTCGTCGTCGTGGCCAGCTCGGAGGCGCGTGCGCGTGGTGGCGGGGGAACCCGGGGGGGGCGGCGGGCCGGTCGTGGGCCGAGCGGGGGTGGGTTCGGTGGATGGGGAAGCTTTGCGCCAGTCAGGGAGCGGTGCCCGGCTCCCCAGCGAGGGATGGTTAAGTGGATGGGGAAGCTATGCGTTCGGTCAGGGAGCAGAGCCCGGTCCCCAGTGAGGGATGGTTAAGTGAAGCGGGAAGCTATGCGTTCGGTCAGGGAGGAGAGCCCGGTCCCCAGTGAGGGATGGTTAAGTGAAGCGGGAAGCTATGCGTTCGGTCAGGGAGCAGAGCCCGGTCCCCAGTGAGGGATGGTTAAGTGAAGCGGGAAGCTATGCGTTCGGTCAGGGAGCAGAGCCCGGTCCCCAGTGAGGGATGGTTAAGTGAAGCGGGAAGCT